TGTCCTTGAGTATTGTAAAAATCAGATCCTGCAGAAGACCATGCTCCGTTTGCCCAAACTTTATTGTTTTGTGCAGACCATCTTTCAGTTGTGTTAGCTTCTAAGATCAACATATCTAAGATCTCTAAATCGATCTCCATAGAGATATATTCAGATAGTAAAGATGTTAATTCTGCTTCAGCATCAATTGAATGATAAGCATTTAAATCTTGTGCAAATTCTGGAGTCCATTGTGCTTTTAACTTTCTAGTCTTAGCAACAATTGCCTCACTTTGTAGTTTAACGTCGATTTCTGGAATAGAAATAGAAGTATCTACAGCTCTGTCTGAATCTGCTTCAAAGTCTCCTCTGTCGTTATCTTTAGTTTGCTTAGAGTATATTACTGTTACATCTCCTGTTACTTTACCTGCAGCAACAACAAAAGTTACTTTGTCTCCTGCTACTGTAGTAAACTGTGGATATACAGATACAATTTCAGCTCCTACTTTAAGTACGAATGCTCTTGCAGCTAATAGGTCAGCTGATTTTCCAGCTAAATCTACTTCTACTGTTTCTACTGATCCAGTTGCGAATTCAGCATCGTATCCTACAGCTTCTAAAGATCCACTTCCAACTGCTGTTGGAGTAAAAGCTTCTGAAGTGTTATTGATAGAGTAACCGAATTGTCCAGCTCCATAAAGACCTCCAGATACATCTGCATCTTTGATCATTTTTGTTGAACCTTCTGTTACGTTACCGTACATGTTGTCTCCATCTTTTCTGTTAGCTGAATCATCTCCGTATTTAAAATCTAGATAAAATACTAGACCTGAAGGAAGTGACATTGGCTGAACAGATACGAAATCTTGAGCAACGATTTGAGCAAATACTTTTCTTACCAATGGTAAAGCAACTCCAGCCCAGTTTTCACCAGATCCAGCAGTAAAGCTTGCACCACCTTGAGTATTTGTGTTAGCTTCAGCAACTACTTGCTTAGCTTGGTTTTCTAAGATTACGGCCATGTTAGAAGCTTTCTTTCCTTCTAATCCTTCCAATAATCCTGAAGCTTGCCACTTTGTAGCAAGTTTTGCAGAGTCTTCCAACATTACTTTGTGGGTTCCTCTAGCGTCTTCTAATAGGTTATTAATTTCCATGTTAATTTCTTTAAATTTAATTATTTAATTATTCCTGCTAATTTTTGCATTCTTAGGACTGCATCAGATACTTCAGAAATGACTTCAGGCTTTTTAGCCGTGATGCCAGTTGCTTTACTAGCTGATCCTTTGTGTTCTTTAATTGTTGTCTCTTTTTTAGTTCCAACGTTATCAACTACAGTTTCGAATACTAATTTTACTTCTTTAACTGTTTCTGCTTTATCAAAAGCAGCAATAACATTAACTTTTTGAGATTCTGAAAGATTCTGTGCCTTAAAGATTTTATTAACATAAAGTAACTTTGCATTAAGAATGTTTACTTCGTTTAACTCTGATTTTAGAGTTTCGATAGTAGTCATTGCTTCTGCTAGATCTTCTTTCATAGTTCTGTTAATGTTAGCATCTTTTGAATCAGATTCATGAGATACCTCTACTTCTGTAGATTCTTCCATTGCGTCTTCATCTTTACTATCATCTTCATCACCTTCTGAAATTCCTTCTAACTCTCTTAATAGTTCGTCTAAGTCAATTTCTTCTTCGTCAGCGCCCATTTCTGGTTCACCTTCCATACCTGGTTCTTCGATTGGAGCTTCATCGCCCATTCCTTCAATATCACCAGCGTCCATATCATCTACTTCAGCGTCACCGCCTACTTCTGCAGGAATAATGTCTCTGATCATATCTTTGAACTGGTCAACAGAAAGTTTAGATAAATCTTCGTCTCCGTCGATTTCTTCTTCTCCTTCTACTTCTTCTCCTGGTTCTTCGATTGCGTCTTCAGCGTCGTCATCAGATTCTTCTGAATCATCCTCTGCTGGTTCTTCGTCTTCTTCAGCTTCTTCAACTGCAGTAAATCCGTCGTTTTCCTCAATCGCTTCGTCTTTTTTTGTCTTCTTTAGATTCTGACTCTTTTACTTCCTCTGCTTCGACTGTTGCTGATGCTTCTTCAAGAGTATCGTTATCTATCTCTTGTAGTTTTGCAGCTAACATATCTTTTAAGTGAGGTGTTAAAGTCTCTTCTAAAGCTTCCTTGGCGTTAGCAATAGCGGCTTCACGTACAGACTTAGCTTCAGCAATAGCTTGCTTGAATAAATCTTTGTTTGCCATTTTAAAAATGTTTGTGGGTTTCGTATAGCTATTTAGAGCTATAATGTGAAGTTATAAAATTTAATTGATGCCATATTGAATAGCATATTATGTATATAAATATATACTGTTTACAAAAACCTACGTAAGTAGGGTAAAATAATTTCTGCTACACCATTGAAGCTACTATCTCTTTACCAACATTGGCTATATCTCTACCTTTCAAAGCACCTTTAGTAAGTGATAGTGCTGCGGTACCAACGTTTGCTCCCCTAATAGCATTAAGTGCTCCAATTCCGGCTTTAACTCCAAGTCCGGCTAAAATTGCGATAAATAAACCTTTTGCAATGTTTTCTCTTTTATTTTTATCTTTAACAAAAGGAGATATAACTTGGGCAATTACATTAACCATTGCTTTTTCATTATTATGAGCCCATTGGTGGATTGCTTCTGCTTTATCAGCAGCTTTATCTAAGTTTAACTTTCTTAAAGCTTTTGCTGCATATTTACCTAATATGTCTACTACTGTATTAGATGCAAGCAACCAACTTAATAATCCAAGTGCAGTTAAAGACTCGTCTAATTGACCGTCTTCCATTTCCTTATCTAAAGCTTGTTTTAGCTGAAGTGCTAATTGTTTCTCCTCGCTTTCTAGTAAAATAGAATGTAATTTCATTATGCTCTTAATATATCGTTTATGATAGAATCTAATCCGCTATACTTGTTTACTTTTACTCTACCTTCTTGTAAAGCTATAGGGTTCATAAATGCTCCATGAGTAGAAGGATTAGATACAAAGTCCCAACATACTAATTCAAAGTCGTCTTGAACTTCTAAAGCTCCTTCGTTTGTTTGCTGAACTGATCCTGTACCTCTAGATGAGATACCAATAGTGTGTCCTGCTTTACAGATCTCTTTAACGATATTACCTGCTGGTGTATTTAATAGCTCAACACGTCCCATAAGGTCGTCTCCTTTCCACCATAACTTCTTTATTACGTGTGATGCGTTCTTTAAAGAGACAACGGGAGACTCAGGGTGATCAAGTTCTCCAAAAGCATTACCAACCTCAACAAACTCTTTAGTGTATCTTTCTGATTCTCTTAGTAAAATGTCTTTACTATATGTACGGCCGTTTTGGTTTTGAGCAACTGCTCTTTGTAATACTCCTTCTACCTCATATACTCCAGGTTTAGTTTTGGACTCTCTAATTACTGGTTTAAATGGTGTTACGTCTACTAATAGTTGTGTCATGTTATTTCTTCTTTTCGTTTAAACCGAAAACTGTTTGTTTAGGCTCTGCTTCGAATTCTGATAAACCTTGCTGTCTCTTTGCCATATCAATTTCTGCACTAGAGATTGTTTTTACTTTAGGTTGATCTAATCCTTTTGTAAAGCCCATTTTAGTTACTGGTTTAAGATCTTTCATGAATGCTTGTTCTATTGCTGGTGCTAAAAATCCACCTACCTTTAAGCCTTCTTCATTTCTAATCTCTCCTAATGTATCGTATATTTTCTGTATCTTAGCTCTAGTCTTATCGAAGTATTGCTCTATATCTGTTACGATGTTTTCTAGTCCATTTATAGAAGACTTCATTCCATCAAATCCTGAATAGTCATCTGCAAATTTAGAAAGTTCTTGAGTTGCTGCTTCTGATAATGTTTCTTTATCTGCTAATACTTTAGTTATAATAGCTTTAAGATTCTCTTTTACGATTTCATCCTTGTTCATTGCTTTTTTAATAGCTTTATCTTTAGCATGTTTATAATCGTCTTTATCTACATCTCCGTCTCCATCAAGATCTTTACCTTTCTTTTCTTCTAAGTTCTCAACCATAAATTGAGTTTCTAAGTAACTAAGTATATCTTTTTTAGCGAATTCTATCATTCCAGGTTCTGTCATAGGACCCATCTTCCACTCTTCCCAAGCTTTGATTAAGAAATTGACACCTTTGTCAAATTTAGGACCCATACTTTCTACATAGCCTCCCGTTTCGTAATCGTTTTCAGTTACTACTTTTCCTCCTTTAGTTTTCTTACGACCTTCTGCTAAGTCTTCTTTAAAAGTGCGGTCAGGTGCTGTGTCTCCTTTATCTGCTTCCCATGCTGCCATGTAATCAGAAATGAATTTTTTTAGTACTTCACCTTCTAACCCCACAATATACTTACCTTGTTTCATAGCCTGATCTTTGGTATATTCAATATCATTTAGTTTAAAAGGTTGAATTCTAAAAGCTTCTGCTCCCTCTTCACTATAGTATTTGCCTCCTTTGTCGTAATCGGCATCTAATTCTAGCTCTTCTTCTTCTTGGTATTCGTTTTCTGCTACTGCTTCTGGTTCTGAATCACAACATGCTGCTGCTGCCATTATATGTTTAGCTGCCTCTGCATTACCGTTATTTTGAAAGTGTTGAGCTAAATCTTTAAGATCGTCAGATGATAAGTGGTCGTTAAAACCTTCTTCAACATCTGCTTCTCTAACAAATCCTCCGTTTTCTTGAATTATACTCTTAATAGTAGCTTTTACTTCTTTCTTAAAAGCATCTATATGTTCTTGACATCCTTCTTTATTACCTTCTTCTAATTCTTCAATAGCAAAAGATAAGTGACTTGCTTCTCTATGGTAATTTACATCTTCAAAAGAATCAAACAAAGCCTGTAATGTAGATAAAGGAGTATTACATGATACTGTGGTAGCATATTTTAACATCCCTTTATAATCGAAATCGGTAGAGAACATATCTCCAGGAGCGAATGCCTTAGACTCTTTAGTTACGTTATTTTCTTGCATGTGCTTTTCTTTAGCAGCATCAAAGTCTCCTTTATATAGTTGATCTACTATTTTACGACCAAGCTGTTCTAATTGATCTTGATTAAGTGAATGTGCTTTTCCAAATCCTTTTAAATAGTTAGCACCTATAGTTCCATAGTCAGCAGGATCAATTACGTCATCTGCTGATGTAGCAACTTTTTCTTGCATATAGTCACCAGGCATTTCATAATTTACTGATAGATACTCTTCGAAGTTATCTAAAGCATCTTGAGGATCTTGTTCATCTTTTGATTCAGGGTGAGTTCTAAAGAAGTCTCCTATAATTTCATCATCAATTAAACTCTTACCTGTTTTAGGGTTTGTATAGTGTTTAATGATAAAATCTGCAATTGATTCTTCTTGGTTACTTTCATTTGTTGTTTCATCTACCATTACAAGACCTATATCTTTATAATGAATTTCATGCTCTCCTCCGTCTTGATCTACTGCATGTACAGAGTCATCATGCCACATTGCAGCATTATCATCATTATTAGAGTTAGGATTGTACACTATATATTCTCTTCCATCTCCAGTTTGAATACGTGCATCGTCTGCATTACCTAATCTTTTTAATAGTTTTTCTTTGGTATAATTTTCTTTTAAATCAGCCTTCTTCATATCGTTAAAGGTGTCTTTATCTTTCGCTCCAGGCTTAGTTTCTTTCATCTTATCGTTTTTATCTACTTTAGATGATTCCTGAGCCAATAGGTTATAGTAATGTAAAGGATCTTTGGTTAAGTTTTTTAAAGCTTTATCTTTTGCTTTTGCTTGTGCTTCTCCGTCTGAGCAAGTAACAGGATCATGTCCCATAGCTGTTAATTCGATGTCTAAAGCTCTTCTAAGAGAATCATCTGATACTGTGTCAGGGTTCATCTTTTCAAGAGTAGATTCAGAAAGAACGCCTCTATTTTTAAGGATAGCTATTGAGTCGTGATATCCATTAAATTGGTTAATATGCTGAGGAAATGCTAATCGCATTTGTCTTACGAACTCTCCTTCGGACATTTGTCCTTCGTTTACAGCTCTGTACTTTTCTGTTGCAGTTACTTTTCTCATTTTATTTCTTTATATCCTTGTTTTTTTAATGTCTTTTTAGCCTTTGTAGCTTTACCTAGAAAATTAGGTGTAGCGTAAGTAGCTCCAGTACCAGCTGTGAATGATGCTGATCCTCCAGTTACGTTAGCTTCATCTAACTCTTGTATTACTTCTCTAACTAAAGATACTAGGTCTGCTCTTTTCATTACAGGCTTTTCAATTCTTGTACTAAGTCGTAATATTGTAATAAGTTAATTAGATGAGTATCTGATATCTTCTCTTTATTTGTAAGAGGTTTAATAGATTTAGTTATCTCTTCTAATTTTATTAACACTACCTTATCCTTTACTTTGCTTGTAGATTTTTTTACTTCTTTAATTATTAATTCTAACTCTTCATTTACTATAGTACGAAGTTTAGTTGTAGAATTAACAGAAGTAATAAACTCTCTCAAGATTCTTTTTTGTTCCGGGAGTAGGTCTTTATATTTATCGTTAAATTTTTCAAGTAATATTTTAAATGCTAATAGCTTTAAGTCTTTATCGTACTTAGAGTATTCTTCTATTAAAGTATCTTTAACGTCTGTGTTGTTTTGTTTCTTAGTAGTTAAATGCTCTAATAAAGTTGATTTAAAATTAATCAATAAATTAGGATCTACTAAGTCATTATTATTCTGAGCTTCTAATAAACAGTATAGTGAAGCTAATGCTTTATAATCTGTTGATTGAATATTGAAAAATTCATCACTCTTATATGCTTCTTTAATATCAGATATTAATGCGTATTTTTGAGCTTTAAGAATCTTTTGATCAAACTTTCTAGATATCTCAGTAATAGTTGATAGTATAGATTCAGCTTTATTCTGTCCTACGCCTTTATTCTTAAGTATAAATTCATATAATTTAAACTCTTTTACAAGTACTGTTTTACCAGTGAAGTGCTTTCTAAGTATAGCTAAAGCTGGAGAATCTTTTTTAGATAGAGTATCCGCAGCGATTTGCTTAACTAGCAATTCAAAGATAAGACCTGTATTTCGAAATTTTGAGTGTTTTACTTTCATTCTACACGTTTACTATTATAAATATGGGTTAATTACCTAAATCTTTGATGTTGCCTTCTTTTAACATTTCTGACTCCTTTTCCTCTACAGCATCAAATACTATATTTTTTAACATATCTTTATTTTTATAATAAACTGATTTAGTAGAAACATTTTCCATTACATTATCATTGTCGGATGGATAACCACCTTTCATACCATGCTGCCCTAGAGGATCTCTTCCTCCAAGTGCATCATTAGTGCCGTATACAGAAGCTTTTTCTATTGGTCTTCCGCCTTCAGGACCAGGCTGACCCCACTCAGGTTCAGTCTCTGAATATCCTTTTGGTACATCGTCAGCTGATCCTCCTTTAGGAGTTGCAACTGATCTTCTACCGTACATAGAAGCTAGATCATGAGGAGTACCGTAAGTAGTTCCAGATTTAGCAGGATCGTTACCTTCCGCTTCGATTTGAGCTAACCTAAACTTACGTTTAGTATCCTCTCTAACTAAATCTCTCATTTCCATATAAGAGTCTTCAGACATATCGAATATATTCTCATAAATATAGTCTGATGAGAATAGTTGACTATCTTTCATTTGAGCAGCTAAATCTACTTTTTCTTTTAATAGAGCTACTTTTTCTTGTTCAAATATAATAGAAGGGGTAGATAATTTAACTTCAAAGTTAGTTAACGACTCACCTGTAAATCCTTGAGTATATAAATGTACTAAGGCTATCTTTGTTAATTCTGATTCTAATATCTTTTGTATTCTTTCTACAGTTCTAGCAAATCTAATATCTTCAGCTGCTAAAGTAGCTTTACCGGATAAGTCTCCTTCGTACCCAAAGTATGCTTTAGGGATCTTTAAAGCTGCAAATAATTTAGCTTGTAGATATTGTACATCGTTAGTACCGTCATACTCTAGTCCTTTTGTTGTATCTATTTTAGTAGATGTATCTCCTCCACGAACAGGTAGATAGAAATCTTCCATCATATTCTGCATGTTAAACTTCAAGTTATATTGACCAGTTTGGGGATCAACATAAGGAGTCTTTTTCATAGTGTTGATAGTCTTTTGCATGAACTGATCAACTTCATTAGGAGGAATTGAACCTACATTAATATAGAACATTCTCTTCTCTGGAGCTCTCATTATTCTATGTATCAACATAGCATCCTCCATTAAGTTAACTTGCTTATATATCTTTCTAGCTGGTTCTAAGTAAGAACGTCCGTAAGGTAGGTATGATGTATCTGATAGTAATCTAAAATGAGCCATCTCATAATTATCAAATACTATTGTTTTGTCAGTAGGTCTTTTTCTGTAGTTTGGGTCTGCTGATGCTGCTATTCCATCTAATTCTAATTGGAATTCTACTTTAGCTGGGTTTTCAGGATCGTTACCTTCATGTCTTATGATATGGTACACTGTATAAGGTAAGACGTTATATACTCCGAATTTTTCTGCTATCTCTAATTTAAGGAAGAAGTCACCATACTTTAACATATTACGTGTCCAAGACCATAGATTAAATTCTATATTTAAAACATCATAAAATAAGTTATAAAGAACTCTTTGTATATTTTCATCTGATGATTTTATAGATACTACCTCTCCTTGGTCGTTCTTAATAGTAGCTTCATCAGCTATAATGTCTAATGCTGAAGCTATAATAGGATCTGTGTCCATTGCCTCATAATCAGCATATAATTGTATTCTAAGAGTCTGGTAGTTTAGATTAGGATTATATATATTCCTATTATTATTCATATACAGTCTACTAAATCGATCAACTAATGAATTAGTTTCATATCGACCTGTTTGCTGTATAGAATTAGTGTCGGCGATCTTTAACTCGTCTCCTCCAATATTACGTATAATTACGTCATTTGAAAAGAGCCTCCTTAATCTACCAAAAAGTGATGTATCCGCCATTACGGTATTATTTTAATTATAAATAGTTCTATTTTAAAAGCCAAGAGATATCTTCTGTTCCTCCAGGTGTTTCTATAAGATAAGGATTATTTTGCTGATTACCAACATTTTTTATGACTGCTTTATTTCTAGCATTCATATTATTAAATGATGATAATTGAGCTCTTGCTAAATCTATACCTTGTTGTCTTAGTTTTAATGCTGTATCTCTTACATAAAGTGCAGTTGCACAAGCTATAAGTAAATCATCATTATATCTAACTTGGGCTTGAGGTTTACCGTTCTTCCAAACAAATACTCTCATCTCAGCCATTAACCTTTTTGACTGAATAGTGACTGAGTGTTCTCTGATGTATTCTATCATCTTTGCTATTACTAGCGGTCTAGTACGTGCAGACATAGTGAAGCCAGGTACTAGCTTATCTCTCTCGTACTTGTTCATATATGATTCAACTGATTCTACTTGAGTTGTAGAACTATAGTATATGTTATTATACTCTCTTGTTATAGCTTGTTCTATTGTAGCCCAGCCTATATTAGCGTTTTCAACTACTAATAAAGCATTATTATATTCTGTTGCTAAACCAACTAAGAAGTTACCGTAATCTTTAGGAGATAATTTACCTTTATATTCAGCTACTTGAGTAGCACTTTCAATATCAAAAACATGACATGCGGAATAATCAGCAGAATCACCTCTCGCTACGTCTGCTACGACCATATAAGATTTAGTATAATCAACTCCTTCCCATATCCATAAATTACCATCTATACCTCTTCTTTCAAGAGGATCTTTTTGATATGTTTCTTCATAGAAAGCCATATCTTCTGGTTCAAAGACTGTATCTCCAGAGGCAAGGAAATCACAATCACACTCTTGACCTGCCATTCTAGGACCTAAGTCTCTATCTTGCATATCTCTCCATGTTTGATTTCGTTCAGGATGAACTGTCCAAGGTAATCTAACTGGTATAAATGAATTCTCTCCTGTTTCTGCTTTTTCCCAAGTTTGATGAAACCAGTTACCAATTCCGTTAGGTGTTGATAATGCCATACACTGTCCACCGGTAGCTAGTGTTTGTTGTGCTGCTGCAAACGTTTCGTCAATGTTATCAATAAAGGCGGCCTCGTCAATAAGAAGTAAGGATACTGCTTCGGATCTTGCTGCATCCGCATTAGATGATTTAGCTTGAACTTTAGATCCATTTTTTAGTCTTAAGGATAGTTTGTTTTTTTCTACTGATGGTAGTTTTAACCATCTTGGTAATTCATCGTACATAAAGATTACCTTTGTTACAAGGTTTCTAGCTGTTGCTTGTGTAGTTGCTAATGCTAAAACGTTTTTATCTTTATGAAATAACATTAACCATAAACTATATGCAGCTGCTAATGTTGAAATACCTAATTGCCTAGATTTAAGAGTAATGATAAACTGCTCGTCTCTAAATAAATGAAGTACTTTTTCTTGGAAAGGGTAAAGAGCAAAAAGAATTCGACCTCTTTGAGGATGTTGAATATGACAATACTTTCTCATAAAGTACGCCGGATCTTTAGCACACTTAATATATTCTTGTGCTATTATCTTTTTTATATCTTGTGCCATAACTT